TCTGGCTTCGATGAAGCTGACAGCTTCGCTCCCGCTGCTATCTGAACCAGCAGACATGCTCCCGGGCTGGCTTTCCAGTCTGCCAACTGGTCAAAGCCTCCCATTAGTCTGAAAGTGCTTCTGCCGGCCGCTCTGATGGCCGTCTCAAGTCCGTCTATCTCTGCCCTGAATCTACAGAAGATAACAAAACTTTCGTCCGTCTCTGACAGCAGTTCGAGTATCGCGTCTATCTTTGCGGTATGACACTGCCGTGCTCTGTAATCGTGACCCCAATAGCCAGCCGTAACCTGTGAGAGTCTAAGCTGTAGTGATAGTGCATTTGATACGGTCAGTTCCATGTCTCCGAGCATAGCTACTGATTCGTTCTCCAGTAACCTGTAAGCGTCCAAGACGTGCTTCGGCAGCACAATAGGCACAACACAGTCTGTTATCTCTGGAAGTGCAGCTTCGCATACTGCCGGTTCAACGTGGTACGTGAACGATCCTAGTCTCTTGTTGAAAACGTCCATGTTCTTATATCCTTGTATCTGCTTCGAGAGAAATGTAGGGAACTGCTTTCCGGTCCTAGCGTCTTGGCCTGATGGACCAAACACGCAAAACTCATCTTTGAAACGCTGCACGCTCGAACCGAACACGTTTGGGTCTATCGCTCTGCCTTGGGCGTAGATGTCTACAGGACCCTGTGACATCGGAGTGCCTGAAAGGGCAATAACACGCTTCGCGTTTCTAGTTAGCAGGGCTGCCTTTCTTGATTGTATTCCCCCGGGTGCTTTCAGCCTGTGGGATTCATCGAATACGATGATGTCCCACGGCCGCATCTCCAGCAATTTTGCTGAAAGCACAGCGGACGACAGTGCCTCATAGTTCGTAGCTACGACCAATGTAGTCTCCAAGGTGAACGTCAACGGTCTCGACAGCATTTCTGCTCTGCAAGCACAGGACCCTGTGGAAAGCGGATAGAAAACATACTGGAAGTAGCTGTGTGCATACTTAGCAAACTCCTGCTCCCATACATTGTTGACCGCTTTCAGCGGGCAGATAATAAGAACCCGCATTCCGCAGGAAAGTCCTGATTTCACCGATTGTATGTAGTCTACGATAATCCTACTCTTGCCACCTCCCATTGGAATCCAAAGCAATGAACCACGATGGTGGTGAATCCAAGCAAGAGCGTTAAGCTGATGCTCCCAGAGTGGCGGGCCAGACGTAGTGATCATGGTTTGGTTTCCGTTCTGATTTCCCAGATGTTCCCGACATTGGACCGTTCTGCTTCCTGCGCTGCAACTGGTGCAGTGGCTAGTGCCCATGCCAAGAGGTTTTGCACTTCAGACCACCGTGTTTTGACGATAGACAAATTATACTGCACAGTAATCATTTCTTTGGAAATAGTTGACCTCTTGGATTCCAAAGCCAAGTACTCCGGGTCAATGTCTTGCAGTTCGTAAAGGCAAGCTGTCCTCATATCCACGTTTGAGTATAGAGGCTTCCCAGCTTCGTTCTTCAACAATGTTGTCTGGAACATTTGTTTGATGTTCCATCTGTCTACAGCAGTCTGTGCTTCTTCAAGTACGATTTTGAGCTCGCCAAGTTCCTTGGTCATTACGTGTGAATCTCTGGCGATGTTACTCAGATTCAAGCATTCGTTAGCAAAGCATTCTGATAGTGTCATTGGGATTTTTCCTTTCTTACGTGCGGTCCTTTTGGACCTGATTGCAGTCTGCCTGTTCTTCCAACGGTAATCTGCCGTTCTTCCATCCAAGCGTAGAGTGTCTGTCTCGACACTCCAATATCACGGGCAAGCCGTGATACTCCCCCCCCGGCTTTTAGCCTGAGAAGAATCTTCTCCGAAAGATTCTCGAAGCCTTCTTGCAGGGCTTTGAGTTCCGCTCTGTGTTCGGAAACACTCATTGGATATTCACGTTTCATATCAACACCTCCTTCCTGCAAGAGTCTAGAAACGCTATCGCTTCGGACGGTGAGTGCACAACACACCATTTCGCTCCCGCGTATTCCAGTTTGGGGATTCTGGATATTTGTATAGCAGACATTTCCCCGCCTGGATTCGATTTGCTCTTAGGTCGCTTCACTTCCATCTCAACATACATTCCTCTGAAACATATAATCAAGTCGAATGTTCCGCTCGCGGAATATATCCCGCCGTGGTAGTTAGTCACAATCACATCTGCTCCGTATCGCTTCCGTATCGCCTGTATGATACGAGTCTGGATACCGCTCTCAAGCACTGCGTCTCGCCTGAAACGCTGTCATAGCGTCCCTGATGTATGAGCTAATATCTGGGTAGTCTGCCGCTTTCATATGCGCTATCATATTGTTATACTCCGAAATGGATAGTCGGCATCGAGCTATCCTCGGCCGTGAGTCCCCGGCGGAAGCCGATAGTGCATCTGAGAGTTTCAGTCCGCGCTCCTCGCACATCAAGCACACAGCAGATACGAAAGACGTGAACCCTGTAGCGATTGCACAAGCCTGCCTGATGACGTGCAGGTATTCCGTGAACGGTCTCCTGCGCTCGTGTAAAAGCTGTGCAATCACTGACCTGTAAGCAAGTGTAAGCTGGTCCTCGAAACCAGCGGACGTGCGCAGCGCCTCTCCGAGAAGTGCGTTTGCTACTATGCCTGAGCAAGGGAACGGACCAATGTAGTTAGCAAGAATCGAAGCATAGTAACCGCTTCTCGGTGCAACAAACTCGTATTCACTGAGCAACGGGTAAGCCGTCTGTAAGTCGCTAAGTCTAAGATCACTCACTTTGGTTCTCCCTTCGGGCAATCGAAGCCGGGCATTGGTAACAAGTAGTCTGGCGAAGGCTCTTTCACGATGTAAATCTCACTTCTAAGCATATGAGTCTCGTGAACAATGCTTTTCGCTCTGCTGTCCATCCAGCAGAAGGCTGCAAGCCAAAGAATGACAAAGATCAACAGTTTCATGGTCCACCTCCATGTATATAGTAGCACAAACCCTTAACAGTTGTCAAGCGATATGTCAAGAGAAACCAGAGTGATATTGAAAATATCAACTTTAGTGCTCAATTTGCTTCCTCTCTATCTACCATTCTTAACTCAAGCTCATCTTCGATTGTAAGTATTTCACGGCATAAACACTGCATAGCACTCACGTGCATGACGATTTCCAGCGGGTCGATTATGTGGAGTATCGTCTGATTGTGGGCGTCGTAATCTGCCTCTAACTTTGCCATGCGTTCGTGTAATACTTTGCTTGGCTCTGCGCTGCGTGTATGGCTAAACGGGTCGAAGTTTGGCTCGTATTCGTAGACTGTATCTGTTGGCATTGTCTTTCGTGTTTTCATGGCTGGTTCCTTTCTATCTGGTGCGTGTTCGCATAATTTGCGGCGTCCTCTGCTTCCGCTATCATACGGGTAATCTCTCGGTCGCCTATGCTGCCGATTAGCGAGGCCACCAGGCTTCCGATTACGAATAATACGAGCAAGTACTCCAGCATGGAGTATACCTGCCTGGCTCTCGGGCTTGCATATTTCCCGTTGCTGGTCGCCATCTTCCGGTCTAGCGTAAAGTGTCGCTTCCAGTGTTTGCTTTTTAGGCTCAATCGTTCCATGATGTTCCTCCCGTGAGTGCGTGTATGTTGTCCATATATTCTTCGTAATCACGAATCTGGCGTACCTCGATTACATCTTCAATTAAGATTAGTCTGTATTTGTGGTCGAAGTCTCGCGCTCTGCGTCTCTTGTTCGCTTCTCTTTGCCACTGATTAACCTGTTCTTGTGTTACCACTATTTCTGCCATTGTCTCATCCTTTCCGGCATGGCGCTTCCGCGCCATGCCTGGATAGTCCGGAACTAGGAACCGAAACCACGAACAAGTAAAGCTGTCAACGTCTCAACCGAATTAGTCGAAAAGAAACCAGCAGGAAAGGGGTAGCATCTGGCCGGAATACCGGAAGCAGGCCTGCCTGCGATTGATACAATATACGAGCAATCAAGTAATCTGTGAATGCTTGTGTTCACGGTCTCCAGCAGGCAGCAATCAAGCACAGTGCCTTGTTTCTGTGCTGTGTCCAATAGCACCCATTCCTCGGTTGTTCTGCAGTCGATATAACTTACAGGCTGCCGTTTATTCTCAGATACAAGGTCGGCTATTATTGCGATTCGCCTATCCTTGTAAGATTTCGCAATCGCTGCCGTTTGCGGTCGCGGGCTGTATCCGTTTGCTTTGGATGGAGGTTCTGAACGAGTGTTTTTCATGGTTGTTACCTTTCCGTGGCGGGAAATAATTTTCCCCGCCCATCACCCTTAAAGGGAATCCAATTTTGTTCCAAGGGATGTCAAGGGCAAAATATCCTTTAGTCTCGTTTTTTTATCCTCATCCCGTAGGGATGAGGATGAAAAAACAAATACGATAAACATTTTTGTTCTTTTTTTCATCCATAAGATTATTTTTTGCAAAAAAAAAATCGTTGGATGAAAAAAAAATATACCCTTTACATCACCATTGGAACAAAATTATAATCATTCCCATCTGGTGGTGGAGAGGGGTCTCCTTCATCCACAGAAAAAATTAACCGTTAATTTTTTTACTTTAGTCTCCTTCTGGGAGAGCGTTCAATAGAATATCAAGTATGTTTTGGGTTAAGTCAGATCGGTAGGCCTAAGACGGTCATACAACGTATGTGCCGTCTTAGGCCGTTTGACCTTCAACCCAAAACACATAGGTGAATAATTACTAACAATCGAACATGCCATCTGCAAGATTCCCTAGCCATTGAGTTCATTCGACAAAGCAGAGTGATTCAATCACGGGAGTATAATTCCAGGGGAGAGTGAAATGCGAAAGCAGGAGTGATGATTGCACAGTTTCACCTACAATCGAAGTCACTCACTTACTGATTTCCTAAAGTATTTAGACAAATCGGCTGGATAGCCGTAGTATAAGAGTAACTTATGAATGGAGTGTGAACAATGCCCGATGAATCTAAGGCGAAACCGCATTGCAAACAGTGCGGACGGTGCTGCAAGGTAATCGCAGCCTACTTCAAGTGGTCAGAGGAACAAGTGGAGTTCTTAGTGTCAAGACATATCAGACATTGGATAAGTGACCAGGCAGTCATAGCGTTAATTCCTCACGTATGCCCAAACTTGGACGCAGAGAACAAATGCAAGTTACACGACAACGGAAAGCCCAAGGCCTGCTCGACGTTCCCGTCAGATGATAGACATCCGTTACCCGGCTGTGCATACTACGAATCCAATGGAAAGTGATGCTGATGCTGATGCTGATGAACAGAAGCCCCGCCGGCAGGCGGGGCGGCGAAGCAGGACTCACTCACCGTGAGAAGCGAACCAAGCACTAATTGACGCAGTCTCCGCATCCGTTAGAAGCAATACGAATCCAGGCAGACGTATACAACTGTCCAAACCCGGAAGGTCCGGAGTAGACAGGAGTCTGCACAAGTTACGCACTCGACCCACAGGAATACGGTTCAATTCGACCAAGATGAATGGACCATCGGAATACAGGCATAACACCTGACCCTCACAAGGGCGCTCGGAAAGCAGAACACGATTGGACATAGCAGAAACCTCCAGATACGAAATACTACATACAGAATATCACAATCGTTATTGCAAATGCAAGTAGGCTCGTTGTTTGCGGCAACGAGCGGAAGCCGTGGACGGTGAGTGCCGAAATGAGGCTTTGAAAAATATCGTCGTCCGAGGTTAGAATAACGACTTTTCGGGGGGTGTTGAGCTTGGAGTATATGAAAAACGCGTTATTGCTCAGGTTGAAATAACCTTTTTGGGGGCGGTGGTTTTGGGAGCCCGCCGGAGGCGGGCGTTTAATATATAGGACCTTTTTTTTGTCGTTTCGATTTATAATAACGATTGAGCTTGAGCATCTCGTTATTCTAACTCAAGCAACGATGACCTAAAATCACCTCGTTATTGTATTTTATGAGGGGAAATGGCAGTAAAAAGTGTCAAGAGGTAAAAAAAGTTGTTATTTCAAATCGGAACGACAAAATTTTCCCTCTATATATATAAGCGTTGCTGACCGCTTGTGCATTCCTGACTTTCTGGCTCTCTTTCAGTCAAGAACAAGAGGCTTCGTGGGTGGGCGGGTGGGACGTACGCAGGTCGGTGTCTCGCGCAGCGTGTATACGACAATTTCCTTAGCCATTGACCCCTTCTTCCACGCAGAGTGATTCAATCACGGGAGTAAGATTCTGGGAGGCTAGTCAACGCAGGATAATCATAGTTATGTTATTGGCATTCTTTACCACCTGGCCGTTAACATAACGCGCAGATTATCGTGCGTTGACGGTCGGCTATGCGCAGAGGCTCCGTGGGTGGGCGGGTGGGATTGTACGCAGGTCGGTGTCTCGCGCAGCGTGTATACGACAATTTCCTTAGCCATTGACCCCTTCTTCCAGGCAGAGTGGCCTGTACCCGTTTGTACGGGTACTTTGTTGCGCGGCTTTCACGACAGTCTGTAACTCGAACTGTGCTGGTGCCAAATATCCCAACGTCGAGTGCAGCCTGACCCTATTATAGAACACTTCGATGTATTCGAAGATGTCCCTTCTTGCCTCGATTCTGTTTCGATATATTCGGTGATGAACTCGCTCGGTTTTGAGAGTCGAGAAGAAGCTCTCAGCTACCGCATTGTCCCAACAATTGCCCTTGCGGCTCATTGAGCATAGCATATTATGCAGATTAAGAGCCGCCCGATAGTCATTGCTTGCGTATTGGCTGCCACGGTCCGAATGATGGATCAATCCTGGCCCAGGATTCCGTCGGCCAACAGCCATAGATAAAGCGTCCATTACCAGACCACGATCAATCCGTTCACTCATCGACCAGCCCACCACCATACGCGAGTGCAGGTCAATTACTGCGGCCAGATACAGCCAACCCTCCATTGTCCAGATATAGGTGATATCAGAAACCCACACCTTGTTTGGTCCCGCAGAAAAGAACTCCCGAGCTAGCAGATTCTCAGCCACAGAAAAACTGTGCTTAGAATCTGTCGTTATTCGATACTTACGCTTACGTTTGGCCTTAATGCCACACTTGCGCATCAGACGCGCCACCCTGTTGAGCGAGCAACTCTCACCATCAGCAAGCAATTGGCGATGAATCCGCCGGACACCGTAGGTCCCACCTGCTGCCTCATAAATACATTTGACCTCGTCGATGATGCGGGCATCGTCAATTTCACGATTACTGGGCCCGCGTCCCGACCAGGCATAGTAGCCACTCGGTGATACATTCAACACACGACAGGCGCTCTCCACATGAAACTCATTACAATGATCTTGCACGAAGCCGTATCTCACTTCGATTCCTTCGCAAAGAACGCCGTTGCTTTTTTTAGAATGTTACGCTCCTCGCGCAGAACTCTGTTCTCACGACGCAGCCGGATCAGTTCTTCGTGCTCATCAGGCGTAAGCGATGTGCCATGGGAGTTTGTCCCAAACTTCTTTATCCAATCATACACAACACTATCGCTTATACCCAGATCCCTAGCCACAACAAAGTCTCCATGGAAACGGGTACAGGTCAGAGGCTCCGTGGGTGGGCGGGCGGGATTGTGCCCGGCTCCTGACGTGTCCTGCGTTTCATATCGTTTTTGCCACCCAGTCTCTTTGCCTTGCCGTCTCTGCTATCACTTTGGTGTGACTAGACGTTGCTGTCTCAGAATCGCATCCTACGCGGTCATTGAGCGTGGATGATTGTACATCTTCGCAAGTTGCGCAGCAACGAGGCGAAACACTGGTCGTATTTCGTTAAACCTTGGTGTATCGCGCAGCGTGAATAAGAAAAGCTGGAGCAGAGCGGAAGTCTCCGCATATCATGGGAGGGGCAAGGCGGCATCCTGAGCGAGGAACGAGGCGAAGGGCCGACGGGGCCGGGGGTAGGGGGGCTGGCCAGCGGAGGAATCGGAGCGGGGAGGCCCCCCGTATTCGCGCGGTGCATCAGCAAAGGGCAATAACAAAGCTATATCGCGCGCCTTTCGGCGAAGAAGCCCAGCCCGACGGGCGCACAACCGACGAAGGAGGGAAGCCCAGCGGGCAGGGCGACTGAGCCGCCAGTCTTGCGGTCAAGAACAAGAGGCTTCGTGGGTGGGTGGGTGGGAAGCACAAAAGTGAGAAGTCTAGTCCAGGACAAACCAAGCCAACAAGTCTAGTCGTCAACAAACAAAGGCTTGGACCCAAGGGCTGCTGGCTGCCCTGCGCGCCGCTCTCCGCGCGCAGGGCAGCCAGCAGCCCGAAGGGCGTCAACACCAACTACCAAACAATACCACAACGCCCACAAACAACAGTGGGAACAACGAATAGGAGCCAACCAACCAAGGGCTGCGGTGCTGCCCCCCGCCCCGCTCTCCGGCGGGGGGCAGCACCGCAGCCCGCCGGTCTAGTAGCAGCTTGGTCGCCGAAAAACGGGCTTGGTCAACAGTAACAGGCTTGCTGTCTAAAAATAACAGGCTTGCTTCAGATGGCAAGGGAGGCCGAATCTAACATTGCCCTGCAATAGAAACTCACTGCCGACCGCGCAGTTATCAGTCGAACATCAGCCAAAGCGCTTCGTCTTTCTACGTGCCCACCTGTTTGCAAACCACGCTGTACACCAGCGGAGTTGCGTAGCAACGGAGCTGTCTGCCGTCTTTCGGTCTAGTACACACACAGGCACGAACGCCTTTGGGCAAGCAAGTGGTTGTTGCCAGTGAGTGCCGGTCGCTGCCGCGTCATTGCTGTCTGTCTAGTGAATATGTTTGTTTGTTCATTGTTTGTTCATTGTTTGTTCATTGTTTATTCTTGTTGTTTGTTCTGGTTCTTTGTTCTTGATTGTTGTTGTTGTTGTTATATGTTTGTTTGTTCTTTGTTTGTTCTTTGTTTGTTAATCTTTTATTCTTTTGTTTGTTTGTTTGTTGTTGTTAATTTGTTTGTTTCTTTTCTTCTTGTTCCGTGTTTTGTTCTCTCTTTTTTTTTTCCCCTTTATGCCGCCCCGAGAATTATTGCCATTTCGTTTTGAAAGTTGTATGATGTTGTCGTTATGCGCAGGTCAAAGGATTTGGTTTCTCCGATTTTCAAGCGTGCTGAAACTGAGGTCCGTATGTGGGATGCTCGGATGAAGGATATGTCTGACGTTGAGATATCTGATTTGGTTGGCTTGAGTGTTGGTGTTGTTCGCAGTTCTCTGGCTTCTATGCTGCGTCGTATTTCTTCTGAGGGCAATTTAATTGCTCGTAGTTGGGCTGTCCGTGAGACTGTTTTGTTATTTCAGGACATTTACTCACCTGCTGAGGTTCTGTGGCGTGAGTCTGGTGATCCTCGTTATGCTGAGTTGATGCGTGGTGCATTGTCTGACATTCGCAAGATTTGGGGTGTTGATGCGCCCCAGCGTGTGCAGACATTGAGTGTTCACGTTGGAGTTATGGACAGTGAGTTGGGGAGGTTAAGTGTCGATGAGCTTAGAATGCTCCGTGGAATGTTCCCGGGTGATTCCGGCGGGTGTGACGGCGGAGTCGATCCGTCTGGCTCTGGCTTACCGGAGCTTCCCGGATTATTGTCGGTTAGTAACCCCTGACTGGGTAGATGCTCCTCACTTGGATTATTTGTGCAGTCGTGCGGAGTTGGTTGCGTCTCGTGATATTCGTCGTTTGATTATCAACATTCCCCCTGGTTACGCTAAGTCTTGGATTTTCTCCCGTTGTTTTTCTTCTTGGTATTTGATGCGTTATCCTGCTCGTGAGTTTATGCTTTTGAGTTACGGTGATGATTTGGCTATTGAGCACAGTTCCGCTGCTCGGTCGATGTTTAGTATTTTTTCGCCTCTGATTACTGGTGCTGGTATGTCTCGCGATAGCAAAAGCGTAAGCCGTTGGATGGTTGACGTGGGTTCTGGCGGTCGCGGCGGTGGTATGATGGCTTGTGGGATTGGTTCTTCTGTCACTGGCCGCCGTGCTGATGTGATTGTGGTAGATGACCCGTTCAAGAACTGGGAAGAGGCTAATTCCGAGGTGGCTCGGGAAAAGGTTTGGGATGCTTACCGGTCTGTGATTCGGAGTCGTTTGCGTCCAAAGGGTTGTATTGTTGTTATCCAGACGCGCTGGCACAAGGATGACTTGACTGGCCGTTTGTTAGATCACGAGGGTGGTATGAAGTGGGAACACGTAAAGTTACCGGCTCGTGCTTTGGAGAATGATTTGTTAGGCCGTGATATTGGAACGCCATTATGGCCTGAAATGTATGACGATGCTGAGTTGACTGAGGTTGAGGGTGATATTGGTCCTGTTTTCTGGGCTTGCGAGTTCCAGCAGGAGCCAGAGGAGCCAAAGGGTCGGTTTTTCAAGTCTGACTGGTTCCGTTATTTTCACACTGACGGCGATTACTTTGTTCTGGGTGCTGATGTCGGTGACATTCGTTACCACAAAGATGAGTGTGTGATTGTGCAGACGATTGACCCGGCTTCGACTGAGGAGTCTCGGAATGACTTTTTCTGTCAGTGTGCCTGGGTTTTGTGTCCGTCTGGTGAGATTGGTCTGCTGGCGGTCCAGCGTGAGCATATAGCAACGACTGAGCATATAGATGACATCATATCATTCAACGAGAAGTATAGTGCAGCTTGGATTTGCGTAAGCAAGCGGGCTGCTGGGTTGAATCTGTTCCAGCAGTTGGATGATATGGGTTTTGCTCTGGAGGAGATTGTCGAGGATGTGTCCAAGTTATCACGATCTTTGGTTATCATGCGTAAGTATCGTCGCGGTGAGGTGTATCATTTACGTGATGCTCCGTGGATTTTCGCCATTGAATCGGAGTTGAAGTCATTTCCGGGCGGCAAGAATGATGACTTTGTTGACAATGCTTCTGCGATAGGTATACAATCGTCGCAGATAGGCTTATGTGGTTCTGAGGCGGTCGAAGCATTCGGACAGAGCAGAAAGGGCAGTAGTTATGGGCTGGAATCTGTTTTCATTCGGTAATAGGCTTCCCCGTGAGGATGTTGGCAGGGATGTAAGTGTTGGCGGTAGTTTATCTGGTTATCAGAATCCTGATGACTTGATTGGCGCAAAGGGTATCGAGGTTTATGACACGATGAGCAGGAACGCTCAAGTGTCTGCTTGTCTGTCTATAAAGCGGGCTTCCGTGTTATCCCGTGGTTGGGATGTGGGTGTTGGCGAGAAGTCCAATGGTGTTCGCGAAGAGGTTGTTGAGTTCTGCAAGTATGTATTCGAGTGGATGGACGGCAGTTTGTTTGGTGTGCTTGAGAATGTCTGTGATGCTCTGGCGAAGGGTTATTCCATACAGTCTCTTGTATGGGATAACATAGAATCCGGTAAGTTCAAGGGCAATGTTGCCCCCCGCTACATTTATGCAAAGGACCCTGCTGATTGGCAGTTCATCGTAGATGACTACCGGCACGTCACGGGTTTGCTTCACACTCCGACGAGTGAACGCTTCTCCCGCTCTGGTTTCGTCGTTTTCACTTACCGCGGGATTTACGGGAATCCTTACGGGTATTCTGACCTTAGGAATTGTTACCGTAACTGGTGGAGCGTGGATTTTCTGGAGCGGTTCTGGAATATGTATATGGAGAAGTTTGGCGCACCAACGGTCAAGGGAACGTATAAGCGGGGCTTATCTGCCGCTGCGAAAGCCACCTTTATGTCTGCGCTGTCTGCTGTGCAATCTAAGTCTGCTCTGGTTTTCCCCGAAGATATGAAAGTGGAATTGTTGGAAACAATTCGGCAGGGTGAATCTGGATTCCGTCTTGCTACGGAATATCACAACAAGCAGATAGCCAAGTCTATTCTCAACCAGACTTTGGTGACTGATTCCGGCGGTGGAGTCGGTTCTTTTGCTATGGCGAAGGTGCATTTGGATGTGCTTCGGATGTGTTTGCGTGGCTTGAAGCAGGATTTGGAAGAAACTGTTGTCAGGGAACAGATTCTTCGCCCTTTGGTCGCTGCAAACTACGGAGCAGATGAGCCGGTCCCGATATTCACTCTCGGACCATTGGAAGATCGCGAAATCGAACCGCTGTCTCGGGCTGCTGGCAATATTGTCACGGCTGGGATTCTTGACCCTGCTGATCCGTGGTTCCGCGAGTTCCTTGGAATCTCTGGTGGAGGAAAGTCTCCAGCGAAGCCGGAGGCTGGTCCGACCGTAACTAGGACAAGGGTTGATGGCAATACCAACGATGCAAGTGTAAAGGTGGGTTGATATGCCGACAAGTATAACGCACGAAGATATAAAGCCAAGGATGTGTATTCCGCTGGCCACCACCACGTATGACACCGAGCTTGATACAATTTGCACTGGTGTCGGGGCGGGTGTTGACGGTGCTGCTGGCACTGCTCCTGCTGCTTTGCTCAAGGAAGCTGCCATAATGATTGCTGCAGGCACTGCTTGGATTGGTATGGCGAATCGTCCCGGCTATGCTGAGTCTTTTGTCGCTGTCGGTGTAACGGTCGGCGGGATGAACAAAGATGGGGCTATTGACCTTGTAAAGACTGGCTGGCAGATATTGCTCCCGTATTGTGGGCAGAAGGTGGCTGCTGAGGCTGCCGAGGCAGCTTTTGCCGCTGCTCTGGCTGCTGCCCGTGATGATGATGTCGCTGCACAGGCTGACGCTGAGTTGCTCAAGCTGCAGAATGAGGCTGGTGAGTCCGGTTCCCGCAAGCTGCTTTTGGATTCACAGGAGTTGAAAACTGACGCAGAGAAGCTGCTTGTGGATGCTCAGACTGCGATTGCTGTCTCTGAGGAGTTGAGAATTGATGCTCTGACAGCTTTGCTGGTCAAAGAGGCACTGACCGAAGTAGAAAAGGCTCTTGGTGTCGTTGCGTCAGCTGCTTTGTCTACAGCTTTGAGTCTGGAGTCTGCGCAGCGGACCGCTGCAAAGACTATAGAGGTTACTCGTCTAACGAGGGCAGAAACACTGGTGGACGATTCCGCAGAGTGTGATTCTACCACTGATGACTATTTGTTTACTATGACTTCCGGGGAGTATACGAGATGAGTCTACTCACTGACCGTTTTGATGCTGGCATTGACAGGCTTGGTGAGAGCATAACTTGGACAAAGTTGAACGGTTCCGCTGGTAGTTTTGCTCATAACTGCATAGTTCGTCCGGCTGAATCCGGTTTGCTGAATACGTTTTTTGATATCATAGAGTTGTCTGCGTTTGGTCGTCCGGTAGTGATTGTAATAGTTAAGGCTGCTGTGACTGCAAAGGCTGCTGATACATTTACCCGCGATTCCGTGGCTTGGAGATGTGAGCGGGTGTTTACTCTGCGATTAAGTAACGAGGCTATTGGAAAGTATGTTCTGATGAGTCAGGTGTAATATGAGAAAACTGTCTAATGGTTTAGAATACAAAGAGAAAGACACTCCGAACATAAGTATTCGTAAGTCTCGTCCTTCTGTTGTCGTTCTGCACCATACCGGCGGTCTCGGTCTAGGTAACGTGGCGTGGCTGTGCAGTCCGCACAGCAAAGTATCTGCCGATTGGTATATTTCACGGGCTGGGTCTATCTGGAAGCTGAATCCTCAGATAGCAACGTATTATACTTGGCACTGCGGAGTCAGTAAGTTCCTCACTTACAAGGATGTCAATCCTGTAAGTATCGGCATTGAGCTTGAGCATGTGCCAGGGCAGGATTGGCCTGAAAGCCAGATCAAGGCTTGCCATTTGGTTTGTGAGTTTATGATGACTAGGTTTTCCAAGATCACTATTGACCGTATCGTCGGCCACAAAGATATTGCTCTGCCTGTGGGCAGGAAGAATGACCCCGAAGGTTTTCCGTGGGTATTATTTCGCAAACTGTTCACAGGAGGTGATTGAGTGCATGATTATGAAACAGTGGTCATTGCAGCATTGGGCGGGTTTCTGGGGATGGCTACGGCGCTTGGTTATGGGTTCAAGACACTCGTGGATGTCGTGTCGAAGCAGTTAGCTGTGCAGAATGATAGTATAAAGACAATCCAGCACGGGATGGCTGCTGACTTAAAAAAGCACATTGATGACTGCTCCCATTGCAGAAACAGAATTGATAGGTGGGAAAATGATCGAACGAGAAGCTAAGTTGTTCGAGGCTGGAGATTATCCAGATAGAGATATTACATTCACTGGAGCCGATCTTGATGCGGTTATAGCTGGATTCAAGGTAGGGCAGAAGATTCCAATAAAAATTGGACATTCTGATACGCCGTTTGACGGCCTACTGGGTCAAGTGACTAGGCTGTGGAGGGTTGGCTCTAGTCTGATGGGAACGCTATCTTTTCCGGAACATGTATGGGATTTTCTGGAAAAGATGAACACCAAGAAGTTGTCGGTTGGTTTTGACAGGCTTTCTAGGAGAATCAAGGAGGTCTCCATAGTATCTCATCCGCGCATATTGACAGCTCGGGTATTTAGTGATACAGTTTCAGGGAACGTAGTGTTCGAGGATAAGTGGGATGATGTCAGAGGAGGTGCTAAGTTGAACGAGTTCAGTGCAGAAGTAGTTACACTTATGAAAGCGGAGCGTGAAGCTGGTCGCGCTGAGGGTCAGGCTGCTGCCGAGACGCAGTTCGAGGCAAGAGTATCTTCAATCGCGAGAGAGAACGCTGAAATGAAGCGTCTTTCGGCATTAGACGAGGCAGACAAGAAGATACTCGGCTGGAAAGCTGAGGGTAAACTCACTCCGGCTGCTGAGAAGTATGCTCAGGCTATTCTTGTGGACGGTAACGCCGAAGTTACGTTCTCTGATGGCGGGCATATGAAAGTGAGTGAGTCGTTCGTGCAGTTCATGCTTCACCAGAGCGCAATGCTCAATATGGTCAAGGGAACGCCGGAAGTTCCAGCAGACACCACGAGCGAAATCGACAAGCAGGTCTACGCTCTGCTCGGAGTTACTCCTGAGCAGGTGGCTGAAGCCGACAAAGAAATCAAAGACGCGAAGTAAAGGAGGAACAGACAAATGGCGTATGGAGCTTCTGGGCAAGCATGGGATTGCAAACGGAGCGAGTCGGATTTGATTTCATATCCGATGGGCGTTGTAAAGATATGGAAAGGTAGCCTGTGTATGATAAACGCCGCAGGGTTCGTTGTTCCAATGACGGACACAGCAACCGGCGATTATTTTGCAGGTGTGTCGCAGGAGACTGTTGACAACCGGTATACAGTCATGGGCGATTCAAGCAGTGCTGCTGCTACGGCCGGAGACAGGAGTTGCAACCTTTGGCAAACTGGTGTGTTTGAGTTCAAACACGCTGGGGCTGCTCGTACCGATGTTGGGCTTCCCGCGTTCTGGTCTGGTGCTGTGGCTGATGCACAACAGACTGTTGAGTCTGCAACCACTGCTGCCACTCACGACTTCATGGTCGGGCAGATTGTTTGGGTGTCGGCTGAAACCGCAGCAACCAGAGTGAGAATCAAGATAGATGGGTATGCCAGCTATGGCGCACCTGAAGCGTCTGTCATTGGTGGACTTTCAACGTAAGAAAATAGAGAAAGGGGGATGAAGAAATGGCGTTCGGACCTTATGACCTTCCGGTCGGTCCTTTGACAAAGGGGCTGAAAGCAGTATTCATGCAAGCATACAAATTGTATAGCGAGAAGTCGCTTATCAATCGTATATGCACAGTAGTTAAGTCTGAAACCGACAGCGAGGATTATTCTTGGCTGGGTGCAGTTCCCAAAGTCCGTGAGTTCCTCGGACCACGGCAGATGAAAGACTTAGCTGCGTTTAACTACAACATCCGAAACAAGACGTGGGAAAACACTCTTGGCATCAAGCGCACTGATCTTGAAGATCAGAAATTGGGTATGGTCACTCTCCGTGTTCAGCAGTTGGCTGAGGAAGCTGCCAGATACCCAGAGGAGCTGGCGATGAGTTTCCTGACAGGCGCGCTGGGTTCCGCTGCTACTCCGTATCTCTGTTACGATGGTCAGGGTTTCTTTGACACTGATCACACAATCACCAGTGACATTGGTGGGGCTGTGCAATCGAATAGAGCTGGAACGGCATTGGCAATCGCTACCCTGTGGGCTGGAATCTCTGCTATGAGGATGTTCAAAGATGATACGGGACGTGTTATGAACATGGTCCCCGATTTGCTGCTTGTCGAACCGTGTTTGGAGCAGACGGCTAAAGAGCTGATTCCTCCGGCGTATGGCGGCATAAGTGCACAGGTGTCGGTGTTGTCTAACATGGGAATAGACGTTGAAGTGAGTCCTCTGCTGTATTCCACTACCACTGTGGCTAACGGTAACTGGTTCCTGTTGAACACCAAGAGCGCAGTGAAACCGCTCATACTCCAGCAACGAGCTGGTGTAGAGTTCGGCAGTTTGGAAAAGGAATCCGATTCCGGGTTCATGCGTGATGAATACACGTTTGGAACACGAGCGCGCTATAATGTCGGCGCTGGTCCGTGGTTCACCATCTACGGTAACGCTGGAGCTGGATAGTCCAAAGCATACACACCCGCTAGAAATAGCGGGTGTGTTTAGATAAGGTGGAAACAGATGAGGAATGGAGAAATACTTTACAGGGGAACGGTAGATTGGACGATCAACGAGGATTCGATAGAAACCCTAGATGTTCCGTTGCTTCCTCTCGGCGATGAAGATCGCTGTCTGCTGTCAATCCGCAACTGTTCGGCTACTGTTGACCTGACCGTAGACATCGGCACAATGGAGTACGTTTACCAGAAAACCACTACTCCGCGTGGAACTGTGGCCTGTCTAACCGTGGACGCAGGTGACCTTGTCACATGCGTCGGTCACGGTCTTACCATAGGTGACTGCATAGTGTTTGGAACAGTCGCAGGAAACACCGTGGTTGGCACTAAGTATTATGTCATCAGCACGGCGGACGCTAATACATTCCAGTTTGCTACTGTTCGAGGTGCTGCTGCGTTCACGGTGGACGCAACGGCTGGCGCGAACACTTTCACGATAAGTGATGAGTTCTTTGTTCTGACCAGTGTTTTTGTCCCGAAGGCTGCCACCGGTTCGACAATTCTGGCTGTGCCTGGTCTAGTCACCCGGGTCATAGCTGGCTGGCCGTTTGGAACAACCGGTGGCAGGCTGGCGTTCATGAAGTCTGCTGCTGCTGCTGCTGTATTCAATGCTTCGGTAGAAATCAGGAGGCTGTGATGAGTAGTTTGCTTGAGAGGAAAATGGTCTGCCAAGATCGTCTGTTGGTTGAGCGTGTTGAACAGGCACTTGCTGAGGCTGGGAAGTCCGCGAATGTCGCTGCCGTTGTCGCTGGTCTGGTTGCTGCTGCTGAGTTCAGTGCTGGCAAGGCTCCTACGTCTAGCGAAGTGACTGATGATGAGATAATCGCATTCGTGAGGGCATCGGCGTGAATACACCTTGGTCTGCCATAGTTGGTGACATGGATACTTGTGCAGGGGGTATCATATATCCTCCGCGTCTTTATCCCGGGTCGCGTCTCTGCATAGAGACGGAAAACCAGATGTCAGGTCGCAAGGTGATGGAACACGTCTACAATAAGCCATTGACTGTCAATGGCGCTGTGGCTGCACAGGCTGCTCATACAAAGGTTCTTCTGTTCGATGGGTCTGATGATTATGTAAGCTGTGGCGCTGAGTCGGGGTACAACACCGTTGGCGTTGGAACCGCTGCGGTCTGGGTAAAGAGTACTGTTGCTTATCCTTCGGTTGACGGTACAAGCCGTTACAGGGGGATTATCGGAAAGACTACAGGTGCTACCGCAGATAAGGTTGTCTTTCATCTGGATTGGTATGGAACCAACATAGCTCGAACACTCAGGGGTATGGTAAGTGATGGGGCTACTGCAAAATCAGCATACGTCGCAGGACAGGACCTCAGTGAATGGACGCATGTAGCTATGGTATGGGATGCAGTCAATGTCAGGATGTATGTCAACGGTCTCAAGGCAGGTGTCGCTACTGCAACGGGCTATGTCATACAGCAGTTACCTGCCGCGAATGTAGAAGTAGGTAGAGGTTTTTGTGTAGCTAACGCAAGTTACGCTTGGACAGGCTCGGTTGGCGGGGTAAGGATTCTTGATTGTGCCGCGTGTGCACACATGATGTATGAAATGTTTCAAAGCGAAGCCAGGCTGTATGGTGTCAAGGTGTAGTCTCATCCGTGTTCTCCGATTCTCCCGCTTTGGATCTCGAAAGTAATCCCAAGCGGGATCTTTTTTTGTCACACCATACAGGCTGATGACGTAGCTGGCCGGAGGATAATCACTCCTTTCTTCGCCCGTGTCAGAGCAACATACATTAGTCTGCGTATGTTGTCTCTGCCGGAGCCATTCCATTCATAGAAACCTTGCGGTGAAAGGTCGGGGATGACGATCACTACATCGGATTCCCCGCCTTTGACGCTGTGAATTGTTCCAATAATCACATCCGGTGGAATCTGGGAAGCATCTAGAAACGCAGTTCCTAGGTTATTCACGATTGTGATTGCATACTTTGCTTTCCGTCTGGCTTCGTCGTTTACCAGATGGGCTTCGTACCATACTAGGTCGCAAGCCATAAGTCTGTTTACAGCTTCTTCAGTGAAGTATTCAAACATCATATCAAGGCTCACTGAAGAAATGTCGTCTAGTTTGTTCTTCATTCCCTTCCGGAATACTCCATCTGCTTTCAGCACACTGGTAGCAGCTTTTAGTTGGTCTGCAGACCACATAGGTTTCACCGAGTCCAGCGGAGCAAGGAACGATGATACTCGTTCCGCGTATGTAGTCCCTGCCGTTAGCTTCAGTGGATTCCAGTCACCTCTTATTAGCCTGTATGGGTTATGGAACGGGATTCCCGCGTTCCTGAGCGCGTGTTTGGCAGTCTCTACCATATACGAGCAAGAGCCTATGACCATACTGGAGAGTCCTTTGTCCAGGACGGTTTGTATGGTCTGCACAATTTGGTCGCCGTCCATAAACGAGCATGGAGCGTGAGTAACAAACCCGGGGTCGTCGGAATGCTTCGGCATATAATCCTTTGGCACTCTGGTTCTCACTTTAGCTATCCAGCTGGACGCAAACTCCCACGGGTTGTAAGGAACCCTGTATGACTGTTCAAGCACAGTATCGTTGCTTGGTATGCTCTTATCCGCGAATGCTTCTGGTGCTGCCCCAGCGAACTGATAGATACACTGGTCGTCATCACCCGATAGCACGAGCCGTTTTGCCTGTAAAGCCCATTTACGAATCACAGCCAGTTGTAAGGCTGTGCAATCCTGAGCTTCATCAACGATTATTGTCTGCGGTCTGCCCGGAGCGCACTGGTCTGAAGCCAGTGCATCTTCGAGCATATCGGTGAAGTCGATTCCACCGGCAGACCGTTTCCATCTTCTCCACGCTTCGTAGAATCTGGCTGCGTTCTTGGGCCATAATTCTATCGGAGTTAGTTTGTTCCGTAGGATTGTGGTGGCAGCGTGTAGCCTGTCACCGTTTGTTATGTCGTTAGACATTTCCATCACTGAGTCAGTGGTCCTCACTGACGGAGCGGAGAGTCTGTATTCTGGAGCGTAAGCGTTCCACTCCATTACTGATGATGATTTTGATTCCAGTATCGGCGGTGTCCCCATCGCCGAGTAACATGCTTTGTGCAGTGTCCCGACATTCTCTGTCTGGATAGACGTGCACCTGCTGGCTATTTCTTCCGCTGCTGCATTGGTGTATGAGCAGATCATAACACTTCCCCCACCGTCTTGAGCTGCAACGGTAGTTGCTATTCTTGTCAGGTTTGTAGTCTTGCCTGTTCCCGGCGGTCCGAAGATTCTTTCTTCTGTCATTTTGTTTTCTTCTCTCTGTCTGAAGCATTCGCTTTTAACCCTACCAGTCAAACGGCGCGCCGTTTAGCTCAGATACGTTGTGGCAAGCCTCTAGCTGGTCGCATTCCTCGTCATCGAGTCCGCAAGTTCCGATGCGGTGGTTGTAGAATGGACACTGGCCGCAGATCACTTTGCTTCCTCCGGCCAGTTTGGATGCTGTGCATCCCACCAATTTTCCATGTTCTCGCCAATCTGACCATCATCGTCTAACGTAAAGTACTCCGCTATCTCAGCCCTGCGATATTGCTCCAACGTCCATATAGTTTCTGCAAATGCCAACTTCATGTTATCGTGTTTTTTACATATTCTGATAACATCTAAAAACTCAGTTATCATTTCTTCATCGGTCATCGTCATCGGGTCACTGTTTATCATTTTCTCTCGCCTTCCATATGTGACAGTAGCCATCATCAGTCGTTCCCGTGCAGTAGTAGTCGCAATATCTACCGATGCCAGTTTCACAATAAGATTTACAATCTTCGTACCGACCCTTAATCTGGTTGGCGCGGAGTTTCTTAATGATAGTCGCACTCATAGCAAGCCTGTTTCTACATGCCTCGTTCTCCCGCTCCAGTTCATTGTTTATCATCTTGTGTTCCTGCTTTCTACCGTCGCGGTTTGAATTGGTTCGGGTGTTGGGCAAATTGCTCTATTCCCTTTGGCTTTGACTATAGCCCATTCAATCAGCAGTCCAGCAATGCTGTCGGGAATGTGCAGGGAGCAGGATGCGTAAACCTGAGTCTGTAACGCTGCTATCGCAAGCTGCCGTCTTTTGGTGTTGGTCGTCTTGCTTCCTGAAGCTGCCTTGTCAATGGCAGCTACTACGGAGGACCACCCACCGATAAGCTGTAGCCATTTCCAGACACAAGCAGGGAGACTTAGAAACTTGACTAGGTTGAGTATAAAGTTAATCATTTGATTTGAACTCCTTTGGTAGCTTCCATACGTTCGTCTTGTCTGGCAAGGTAATAGGTTCCGCGCCTACGGCACGGAGCGAAAGCCCAAGGCTTCGCGCAGTAACTCGGTCGCCGAAGTGGACCGAAACCCACTGCCGAAGTGTCGGAGCAGATAGAAAGATGTTCTGCCCGTCTGTCCACGGTGAGCCAGAAGATATGCCATCTTCTGCGAAACCTGCCGTAGGCAGGTGAGTGATGTATGCTCTAAGCCAGTTCGTTATCTGCCCAACGGTCGTCGTCTCTCCCCCCGCTGATTCTTTTCTGACGAACCCTAAGAGTAATCTGACGCAGACTTCATAGTGGTCAGTCTTTAGCTTCGGTATCAGGATTCCGATAGTAGCTGCAATCTTGTTCCTGCACATCGTTTGTGATGTCAGGTATTCAATGCTTCCCAGTGGAACACACAAACCAGATTTAAGGACCAGCGAGAACGCTGGTTCTTCGGAGTCGAACCGTATCAGTTCGAGTATCGAGACACTCAAGTGTTGAGATACGTATAGCATAGCCGTTTCTTTCGAGGCGAAAGCCGATTCGCTTGCTGGCCGGTCCGGTGACTGGGATTCGAACTTGGCTTTGGAAACAGTGGCTTCATAGTATGAGGCTGCTTTCTGGGGCAACGAGTGCTTCCGTCTGAATTGCTTGAGAACCGATTGCGTGGCTTCTATAGAGAATCCTGCTCGGATGCAGTATTGGGCAAGGCTCATATCATAGGCTGATGGCGATTGGTCGCGGAGCTTTGGGTTCCGATTGTTCCAAGTCGCCATTATGTCGTTGTTGGTTTCAAGCAGGAATTGCAGTTCTTCTGTTGGGAACTCCTGCACAGGTATTACCACATCGTCTGTGTCTTTTGTCGGAATCGGGTTCGCAAAGACTGGAACTCTCACTCTCACTGGAGTTGCCTGTGCAAACACCGATAAGTTGTAACGTAGCATAGAATCTAAGAATCTTAGTTCGACTGGAACTGGCGCCGAAACTATTTTGTGGTTAGTCGTTCCTGGCAGTCTCATCACCCGCGATAAGTCGCATACTGAATCCGCGTCAAAGCCGGTGGATGCACAGTAGGCTCTCCACTTATCGGAGAATCCAATGAGCATATCGGATATCATTTCCCTGTTGCTGTCTGTTACGGAAGTCCACTGCGTAAGCAGATACCACATCTGAAACCCGTGGCCTGAATGCACAATGGCAGAAGGCTTGAGCGCAGGGAAAGCATCTTCTGCCATAGCTATCGCTTGGGCTTCACTAGCCGGAAGCCGGTCTTTCTTGTGGGCATCACTGGCGATGTCTATGTCAAGCCAGAATGCTCCAATACCAGATACGTGACTGCTCCCGCCTCTCTTTGTCGCTCCCAGATGGAGTGAGCTTGGCCGCGTCCCGCAGCCAAAGTAAGTGTCACGTTTGTATAACGAAGCGTCGATAGTATCACTGACATTGAACCACGAGGAAGTCTTTGTTGCTGACTGCCATATAAGTATAGAGTCGTCTGAAGCCTTGCCTCGAAACACTGCATCCACTAGTGCGTTCATTCTTGCCTCCCCCAAAGAGTGAAAGCCGCGTCCTAGACATTCCAGTGTCCAGGACGCGTGTAAAATTAGTCGTCGGTTTCTTGCTGGGCTGCCTTACGAGCTTCTTCGAATGGGTCGAACGTATCGAATGTAGATGGTTCTGCTACTGGTGTATCGTTGGCAAGTGGTATGCCGGAGGATTGAAGTGCGCCTTGTAGTGCTTCGGCATATAATCTGATTGAAGCTCTCAGGTTTCGAGGAAGTGCCTCCGAGAACGTAGGCACTACGACTGAATAGTCGGGTGTGCCGTTCCCCTGCACTTTCTTGAGTGCCAGTGTAGTAACGCAGCCATAGAATGGCAAGGCGTTCCCTGCAAGTCGTGCCATATACTTCGCCATAATCCCTTTGGAAGTCCGAGGGATTGATACAACCAGCGGAAGTGCGCTCTGCTCCGGTAGCAGGTAAAGAAGCTTCTTCTCTTTGCAAGCCTTACCCTTTCCGCTCCCACTTGAGTCTGAACCCCACTGACCCAGTGGGCATATCCTACAGTCGCCTCCCGGTGTGCCAACACCAAGAACACCGTCATTAGAGTAGCAGTCCGGGGCTGCTGTCCCCGCTTCTATGCTCGAACTCCAGTATGCCCTAGCGTCTGACATTAGTAGAATTATCCCAGTCAATGACTTGGCTGGAGTCGTGTCGCCTTCCAGTGTCGGCACTTCAAATGTCGTGCCTCCTCCTGCCGGAACGGTTATCTTATCCAGATCACCCAGATGAACTCCGTCCGCTCCTAGATTCTCCTGCATAATCGACATAATGTCATCTGCAAGATCAGGCATAAGGATTGGGTATCTGGTCGTATCGAATGCCTCAACGTCCCGTGCTGCAATCCTAGCAAGGAAAGAAGATGGGTCTGATGTTACGGGTGCAATAGCTTTCGTCATTTTGTTTTATCCTTTCGTCTGTCGTCTGCGAAGTCCGTCTCGTATGGATTCTACCACATCGCTCTTAGAGGATAAGGCAGAATACACATCTTCGTCAACGCTGCCTTGTGCAATCAAATGGTAGAGAGTTACCGGCCGTGTCTGTCCGTGTCTCCATATCCGTTTCCTGCTCTGCTGATATTGTGAATATGACCAAGTAGAGGAAGAATATATCTGGTATCTGGCTTCGATGAAGCTGACAGCTTCCGCTCCCGCTGCTATCTGAACCAGCAGACATGCTCCCGGGCTGGCTTTCCAGTCTGCCAACTGGTCAAAGCCTCCCATTAGTCTGAAAGTGCTTCTGCCGGCCGCTCTGATGGCCGTCTCAAGTCC